CGGCGGACTCTTTCCATTTCTGTTCAAGAGCCGTCATTTCTACGTCACTCATGGGACCTCCGGTGGTTAAAAATCGTCACTGGTACGCTTGGCCAGAAGTTCCCGGACAGCGACATCAATGAGTTTTAAGCCTTCCAGACGGCCCATCATGAATCTGTAGCGCTCCATGTCGGCAATAGAACCGCCAAGGACAAACGCCTCAGTGTCAGCCTGAAGTTTCCTTATTTCTTTCAATATGCTCTCTGCAAATTCAAGCATGGCTTAATGTCCATGAGGGTAGCAGACGGTTTTAGCCACCGTCTGAAAGGCTGTAGTTAAAGTATACGTTATCTATACCTAAGATAAAGTCCCTTTTCAATAAATCTTCGTGGGCTGGCGACCATCGCGACGAACCACCGACCGCGCTGCACCGCCTGCAACCTTTTTCATAATCCGAGGCTTGCCCGCCTTTCTAAAAGCAGCCGCAACGGCCTGCTTGGTCGCCGCTGCCAAAGACTTCGGCTTGCTAGTCCCGATCTTATTAGTCCGCTTAAAGGACCTGACCATCTCTCCAATGTTAGCGCCGATGATCTTCTTGCTGCTTCCCTTCTTAAGAGGCATTTTGCTGTGCTCCCCTGATTTGTTCGTTCATCATCCGCGCTCTTTCCTGCGCGACCTGCGCGCGCATGACAGCAATCTGTTCCTGAGATTGAATACGCTTTTGCTGCAGTGCAAGGTTTTCCTGCGCCTTCTGCTGTTCCAGTTGGAGCTTCTGCTGTGCAAGCTGTGCGTCCATCTGGTCGGCCTGTTGGCGCATCTGCAGCTCCTTCTCTTTGAGCTGTACCACCGGGTCCGGGGGCGGCGGACCACCCGCACCTGACAACTGCTCCTGCAGTTGCTTCAGTTCCTGCAGGTATTGCGCGATCTTCAACGCAGCCATGCCTTCCCGCTGAATCATGGATACACGGCGGTCTGGGTCCGCTCCGTACAGCTGGTAAATGCTTGCTTCCACGTCTTCCTCCGCTTTCAAACGGATGTGATCGAAGATGTGCTTCTGCAGCGTAACCAAGATGTTAGGCATCATCTGCGCCGTGGGTGACATGGCCATGATCAAATGCGCCGTAATGTGCGCATCATGCTGCTGACCAGCAAATGCCTTCAAATCCATCATATCGAGGACAGCAGAGTTCTCCGTGGCCGGGTCCTTCGGCATTTGATTGGTCTGGGGACGTAAGATGCCATCAATGTCGCGCACGTTCATCGCGGCATACACGCGATAGTACGCTTCGTACATGTTATGCATCTGCGGCGCGCTCTGGGCAATCTGAAGTTGCGTCTGAGCAAGCGTTAGCCGTTGGGCACTAGAGAAAATGTTGGGGTCAGCGACCGGCAAGACCGCGACCATGTTGTCAAAGTCATGCTTCTTGATAGTCCTGCTCGCGCCGGGAACATCATAGGGATATTCATCAGGCAGGAACTTCGAAAAGCCCTTGGCCAGCATCTCAAACTCAAGCTTCTGCGAGTAATGCAGCCGCTTGTGGATGGCCGACATGACCATCGAGCCGCGTTCCAACAGCGCAATCGTCGTTCCGACCGCTGCCTGCTGGTTCCCATCGCCAACTTGCATGTCCGCGATGCTGGCAAGACGCTGACCGGCCTGCACAGCAAAGCCCAGCAGCTGGAACAACGTACCGCTGGGCTCTTTGTACGGGAGCGGCAGCAAACTGCCCTGCAATTCCGCACCGCCAGCGTCAATGTCACGCCATTCACCGGGCTGAATCGGATTATCGTCGTCCGCGATGCGTGCACCTTTGGCCTTGAAGCCTGCAGGCAGGTTCGCAAGCGTGCCAGCGTCAAGAAGTTGGCGCAGCGCAGCCGTCGCAGCCTTGGAGAGACCGCCAATCAGGTGAACAAAGCCCAGTCCGTACGAGCCGGGGCCTTCTACCAGCACGTAGTGAACGAAATATTCGATTCTTTTCTTGAGTTTGTCGTCTTCCAGCCAGTTTCGGCGGACGCCAACGACCTTTCCGCTGCTTTCTTCGACCGTTACGACGTATGGCAGCTTGATTCCGGTCTGCTGACCAGACTCATCGGTGTCTTCAAAGCCCTCGATGTCCAAATCGACGTGAAATTCCAGCAAGAAAATCTCATCGGTGTGAGTCGTGGGGTCAATTCCGATGATTTTGTCCACGCTAGACTGAATTTCAGTTGGAGATTCGGGCGCAGCGGACGGAAAAATGGAGTAATCAAGGTACTCGCCAGCCCAAACGCGCTTCTTGAAATCGTTTTCGTACATCGCAATGCGATGCGTGATCCGTGGGCATTGGCTCATGACGCTTGAGCCGTTGTACGGGATGTACAAATCGTCAGCTAAGACCAGTTTGCTGACCATTCGGCCCATCATGTCGTCGTAATAGACCTTCTTGAACACCGAACCACCATAGCCCAGATAGAAAAGGGCTTGGTCCATCTCCGGAGTGAACTCCGACATGACCGTCGTAATCTGGTAGTTCATGAAATCCTGCACGCGACCCGCCTGTTGGGCCTTGTCCAACGTCTCACGACCGACAATCTGCGTGCGAACAGGGCCTCCAGCAGGCATCAGCTCCTTGAAAGCCTGCGCTTGGAACTGAACGATGGCCTCGGTGAGCATCGGATGGACCGCGCCTGACGCGCCACGGAAGGGCTTCGTGCGCTCTTCCATGTTGAAGCCCAGCAGTTCCAGCCCTTTTGAGTACTGCGTCTCCCAATCTGCACGGCTGGACTTGTCGCCATCGTACAAATCGAGCAGGTTTGACGAGATACGGCCCAAGGCCGACGAATCAATGACCTCGGCAAGGTTGGCGTAGAAGTCAATCTCGGGAACAGACTCCCCCATCTCAATCGTCGCGCCACCATCTTCCTCAATGATGACCTCGATATCCGGCTCCATCAGGCCTTCGTCGGCGATGACCTCGTATGACGGAGCAGGATTAAGGGCTTTTTCAATTGGCATCTGGGGTTACTCTCTTTTGAGTATTTTGGCCTTTTTCTCTTCGCCGGGGAAGAGAACGAAATTGCGGGTTGGTTTTGCTTTATCGCCTCGGCTGCCAGCGTCTAGGTATTTGATGCCGGGGATGCCTGCGGCGTTGAGGGCTTCGCTGGCGGCGCGGGGGGACATTGCCCCTTCCGTCAATGCTTTATAAAACTCACCGCCAGTCGAATGTTTCTCTAGGCCACCGAACACGCGCACCGCATCAATCTGCTCGGGCGTCAGTATGCTCGCCGGGTTGCCAGTCTCGCCGAAAAGGTGTGCCTGCTCACTCAGCGGCTTATCCCAGTCCAGCATGCGGTCTACCATTTCGTCGGGGAGGTCGGAGGTGTAGAGGGAGCCTTCATTTCGGCTAATAGATTTTGCTTTCCGCAGCATTTTTGCCGCTTCTTGTTCGTCCGGAGAGCCATTTTTTAGCCAATCAATTGCCGCTTTTTTGTCGCCGTCAAATCTCTCTAAAGCGTTTGCAGCATAATCTCCAACTCGCGCATCCATTCGAGTTGTTGTGCCGTGATATGACTCGCCATCAATTGTATAAGGACTCAACTGCCGAATCGTTTTCTGATATCCCTTTGCTACGTCTGGCGTTTCAGCCAAATAAATTCCATGCCCATAGGCATGCGCGCCTTCTCCAGTCCCAATCTGAGAGGCTCTGAACTCACCAAGAGGGTTGTCTGGAGTAGGCTCAAACCTATGCGGAGTGCCGTGGTAAACAATTGGCATGTTGGCCATGCCGGGGACATATCGAGCAGAGGCAACTCCGGGGGCAGTGACGTTCATGGCCATTTCCATGGCCTGCTCTGGCGTTACTTCTTCTCCCTCCATCGCACGGCGAGGAAGGGTAATCGCGTCAAGCATTGACTTGGCGGTGTCGCTGTAGCCAAGCCCCCACTCTCTTTCCTTCTTCCCCTGCTTGTTCTTTCGCACGCGAACGGGCAGCACGTTTCCGTACTCCCAGCCGGGCTCGCGCTTTGTGCTCCCAAGCGCCGAGCGAATGAACTCATCAACAGACTCTTTTTTAGAGGCCTGTTTTTTTGCGGTCTTACTTGCCACGACGCCCTGAGTCGCCCGTCATGTACATGTTAGCGCAATGCTCTTCAAGCTTCTTGATCAACTTCTGAATGAGTTCGACGGTGTCGAGGTCCCTGTTGTCCTCTTCCTCTTCCTCGCCTTCGTCCTCCATTTCATCTTCCATCTCCTCGTCTTCCATCTCCTCAGGCATCTCTTCCTTCATGCCCATGGGGGACATCATCGGAGGGAACCCCATCTTGGACAGAAGCTCAGACAGGTCCATGGCGGAAGAGCGCTCGCCCTTTTCTCCCATATCTTCTCGCATCATCCGTGGACCACGGCCCTTGGGGGACATGGAAATGGTGATGAACTCCATCACACCTCTGGCTTTTGGCTTTTTCATATAATGTCCTGACTAGGGAGCATGGGACTTGTGCGTTTCCTGCCGCGTGGGCGAGAGTATCTAGGGTCATAGTATGCGATCATTGGTTTGCCTTCTTGTGCAAGATCGCTATACACATCCCGCATTGCTGCGTTGTATTCCTCCCTTGCAAGAGAGGGACTATTAAGGTTTGTTCTAGGAAGGGCACCTTCAATAGGCGCCGTTATCGTATTGTGATAAGGGTCGTAAGGAGACATGTTGTAGTGGCTAAGAATCATGTTCCATGCGTCACTGTTATCGGACGGCATCCGTGTTACAAACCGGCCACCGGGGCGCGCCCGCACTCCATACCCTGAACCTTCCGGAGTTTCATACATGGTAAGCTTTGCGGGGCCTACCGTGTAAATACCCGGCGAGTCCATATGACGCGCCATTGAATAAAAATCAAATTTCTCGGGGTTGATGTTGTAAAAGCCCGGCATGTTTTTAACGGGCTTTCCAAGATATGCGGGTCTCCTTCTCCTTCTTCTTCGAGGGGTAGGAGCAGCTTGTGCAACCTCTTCCATTACTGGTTCTACTTCTCCCCCTTCTGCATACTCAGGGACCATACCGCCAGCGGCATATTGGGGAACCATACCGCCGTATCCATATTCAGGGACCATACCGCCGTATCCATATTCAGGGACCATACCGCCAGCGGCGTACTGCCCTATTTGCGCCATCAAGGCTTCCAAATCCCTACGCGCTGAACCCTGCATGTCATTTCCCCCATATCCAGCTCTATTGATGAAGTCATCATTAGACAAGTCTTCTATCCTCACCGGGCCTCCCTTTGCGTAGTCAGGAACCTCAGTACCCGGGTTAAAGGGATTGTTCTCCGTATCAAACGGGTTGGCGGGTGTCTGCCCTTGTCCCTGCTCTTGCCCAAACATCACAGGAGGGATGGGAGTAATCGGGGGCGGGACATAGCCCTGCGGCAACGGGGTAAGACCGGGCGCGACTCCCGGCTGCAGTGGGGCGGCCTCGGCTGCGCCTTGCCCCTGTTCCTGTTCCTGTGACAGTGATTCTTGGAACCCGCTCAATCCTTCCTTGGCCGTGGTCCACCCTGCGGATTTAAGCGCATCCGTCCATGTATAGGGGTCTATAATCGCTTTGCCTGCGGCATCAATGCTTGTAACTTCAGCGGATTTTGGAATTATGACCTCAGCCCAATCTGGCAAAACACTTTTTGCGATGCCTGTGACGCCTGTTTGTTCAAGTAAAGCGCCCGTGTCATAAGACAGGCCGCCCATGACCGTGTTAAGCGGGTCCCAGTCCGATCTCATGCCGCCCATGACCGCGCCAAAAAGTCTCGCGGCCCACGGGCCGAACATATTGCCAACACCGGCCGTGGCCCAGCCAATGGCGATATTGGTAAACAGTTTTCCGATGAACGAATCAAAGAAGCTGTTGGACTTGTCCATGCGACGAGCAAGGTCTCGCCAGTACCAGTCCAATACCGCTGCGTCATCTGCCAATTGATTACCCGTGCGCTTATTGTTCGCCCAGTATTCTCCATTGGCCCATTGCCAATTCTCTGCTTCGCGTTTCTTGAAGGCAGCAATGTGGTAACCAAGGGCCGGGTCGTTTGGGTCAATGCCCATGGACCAGAAGCCCGCGCCTTGCGCGCTGTAGTCAATGGGGTTGTCATTACGATAACCCAGACCATGGGGCTTGCCCGGTGTCCCACGGAACAGGCCGCTATACCCCGGTGTGCCTTGCTCAGGCTCTTCCCAGCCGTAGCGCTTACGAAGTTTTTCAATAACCTTGCCGTCTTTTTCTCTGTCTCCCGTCCACTCGTATGTAGTAGGGTCCACACGCGCGACCGGCGTGTGTCCCTCTACAGGAATTACCGGCACATTGATCGTTCCGCCGCCAGAAGTAGGCGTATTGGTCGGGGCAGGGGCGTTTCCGGTCTTGGGCTGTGTGGCAGGGGGATTAGCAGGGGAAGGGGCGGCCGTCGCTGCAGTATTACTCGGCCCAAACCTAACTGGCGTATAATTACCGCTAAAGGTCTGAAGGTCCTGTGCAGCCGTAGTCGTCTTGTCAGGGGACTTTGCAGCATTGGATTGCTGCACTATTTTCTGAATGTCTTCAAGTGTCATTGACATGGACGACCCTCGGCCAGCATTGATTTTGTAAGGATTCTAGTCCTCAATAATACTCTGGAACAAGGTCCACCTCACCTCTTTCTTCCTTGTAGTCCGAATCCAGCACCACAAAGTTACCCGTCCGGAACCGCATCAGGGCCTGCGTCGTGGAGTCGACCATGTCGTCATTGTCCCCGTTCGGGAACGCCGCGCACTCCTCCACCAGCTCCTCCGCCCAGTCCGTGTACGGTGCCCAGACCATCCCCGCTTCCAACATCGGGGCCACCGAATGCGCCCGCGATATCTTGTCCTGACCCACGCGCCTCCCACCCGGGGAGTACATCGAAACAGGAATGCCCACCCGCCGCAGTTCCTGCTGCAACGTGATGCCTGTGGCCTTGGCCTCGATCAATACGTTGTCCGGACGCCAGTGGTCGTACTCCTCCTTCGCCACCCGCTTCAGCTCCGGAAAGTCCCATCGACCCTTCCGGACCCCCAACAGAATAATATTAGGCCCTGAGTCTTGGTCCGGGTAAAACACACCCCACGTCGTAATCACCGAGTAGTCCGCCGTCTCCTTCTTCGAATACGCCGTGTCGTACGACTGGATGATGTAGTTCACCGGCGGCGGCTCGTCGTGCTCCCACACCTGCCACCAGTCCCGCTTCAATATCGCCCCCTCGTCGTTCGTCGGCTGCTGCTGCCACTGGGCCTGCCACTTCTGCGCCGACAGCGAGGCCTTGACTGACAACAATTCCGATTGCTTCCAGAACCCCGGCCAAAGGGACCGCCCCGACGGCAGAATCGCCGGAAACTCAATCACCTCCCACTGGTCCGCGCGGTGCGTCGTCTGCGCCTTCAACAACCGCGCCGTCAGATCCTTCGTGTTCCAACGCGTCATCACCACCACAATCGCGCCGCCCGGTTGCAAACGCTGGCGAGGGCCAGACGTATACCAGTCCCACGCGTTCTCCATCGCCATGTCCGATAACGCATCCTGCTCCGAGTGCGGGTCGTCAATAATCAACAAATCCGCACCGCGACCGGTCATCGCGCCGCCTACGCCAACAGCAAAGTACTCTCCACCATGGCTCGTGTCCCACCGACCCGCCGCCTTACTGTCCGCCCGCAACACCACATCGTCATACACCTCCTTGTACTTGTCCGAGTCCATCAGGTTCCTGACCTTCCGGCCAAACCGTACCGCTAGCTCGCCCGTGTGCGTCGCTTGAATGATCTTGGTCCGTGGCTCACGGCCCATGATGAACGCTGGCAGCAGGTACGAAGCAAACTCCGACTTCGTGTGGCGAGGCGGCATGTTGATGATCAAACGCTTCAACTTGCCATTGGCAATGTTGTTGAAGGCAGCGGCCATCTTCTTATGGTGCTCGCCTAAAATGGCCTCGGGCCACATGTATTTGACAAAGGACAGGAAGTCCTTTTTAGCGGACTCCTGCGCCTTTAGCTGGAGCATGCGTAACTCTAAACGGGCCTGCTGTAATTCTATGTCTGCACTTTTCATGTGTACTTTCTGGTCAGATTTTTTGCAGAAATTTTGTACCTGAAAACAGTGTACGAAAACATGGGGGTAGGGGGAAAGGATTGTTTCACGTGGAACACGGCCCCCATTTGCTTTTGGGGCCTAATTGTTTGTGTGAAATCGGGCATTAGCCTTCGTTTCAAAGAGCGGGGGGCCGTCAAACGGGGTCCGGGGTCCGCGAAGCGCCCACCCCCACCACGCACCGTGGCCGACTCCCCCCACCCCCTGCCGCATACCCCACGGGGTATACGCTGGCCATGGCTACCGGGATCCGGCTCGAGGGGGTCCGGGCTTTGTCCCAGCGACCACGGACCACGGACCACAGACCACGGCGGACCGGCCATGGTCCATGGCATGGCGACCGGTCGCCCAGGTTGTTTACCGGACATTATGCCCGGACGCACTACGGCGCCGCGTAGACGGTTTTGCTCAGGGCGCGGGAGACGGGCAAAAAAAAGCCCGGGCATTGCCCGGGCTGATAGGGGTGCGGGAGCCTAGAGCTCCTCAGGATCTGGCACCCATTCATCGCAGTGTTCGGTCCAATGGTGGACGGGTGCGCCTCGCGCCTGCTCACAGTGCAGTACCCATGCATCAGCTGCCTGTGCTATGTGCTCGAGAGCCTCGCGCGCCTCGCGCTTGCTAAGGGCGCTCCCGTTCTGCAGGACGTGCAAGATATGTGGCAACGTGCTCTGCCACAGGGGTGTCCCGTTCACGTTGTAGCGAGTGTTCCATTTCATTTTGCTTTCTCCGGTATAGCCGTGGCGAACGTGCCACGGATCCGAACCCTACAGAAGCGGAGACCGGACGTCAATCCCCGGGCGGGCAGGGCGACCGGTCGCCCAGGTGTATGCATGACGGGGAACGGGGCGGGGAGCAGGGGCCGAGCGGCGGGGCCCGGTTCCAATGTTGACCGTTCGGTCAAAAGAAAACGCCCGGGCGCTGGTGGGCGTCCGGGCGTGAGGGTTTGCGATACGTCAGAGAGCGACGCGAGAGCGCCACCCGGGCCCGTGATCGAGTATCGCGATCCCGACGGACGCGCGGCCATCGGCACCGGCGCATGCGCGGCACTGGGCGCACGTCGCCACTTTGCCGGCTTCAGCGCTCGCGGGGCATACGCGCTCGCGGGGCAGTAGTGCGGCCGAGGTCCGCACGCGGAAGGTCCGCCAGCCGGCCGCGTGCGCCGCCGTGGCTTGTTCGACCGTGTCCGCGCTGGCCATGACAAGGCCGCGCCATGCTTTCGCGCGCGAGCCTTTCAGGCCTTGCCACGCGTGCGTATATCCGGTGCGGCCTGCGGCATCCCGTGCAAAATTGCGCCACACGGACACCGGTGCGGCCATGGGATCCCCATACGATCCGATCCGCACCATGCGGCCGCGTGCGAAGTCGCGCGCCTGCGCCAGCGTCGCGCGAGGGTAGGCGCCGCGATGATATGCGTTCCAGACCGATAGCGGAGCTCGGAACACTGTTACGTAACACGAACGCTTGCCGGTTTCCTGATTGCGGCGATGCGGACACGTGCCGCAAATGCTCGCGTCCGCGCCATTGTTGGCGGCAGTGTGCGGCGCAACGTCGGCGCGCAGGATCCAAGTCTGGATCATGTCGCCCGTTTTGCTGTTCTTGCTGCTATCGGTCGCGATCACGACAATCGGCGCGCCGTCAAAGGTGCTCGGACCTTCCCATAAAATAATTCCCGGCATGGTTCTTTCTCCCTGTATTGGGCCGCCAGTGTGGCGGCCATTTGCGGACTGTACATCCTGGGCGACCGGACGTCAACCCCGCGCGCGGCGGAGGGTGACTTCCGTGGAGAGCGCGCCGGTGTTTTCGCGCCAGCCTATCTGCCGCACCAGCGGGTAAGCTTCAAGTGGGAACCCCGGCACACGGCGCGAGCGCCGCAGCGCATTGTAGGCGCGGACCGCGCCCAACCGCGTACGGTATCCGCGCGCGATGGTGGCGCCGTCCTGCATTTCAATCCATACCAGAAACGGGGAAGCGTTCATTATTCGTGCTCCGATATCTGGTAAACGTCCGCACCCGACGTGGTAACAGCCGCGTGTAACACACAGCCATCATATTCATTCATGAGAGCGCGGACACGTTCGCGGTGTCGGGAAAAAACCCCCTCGTGTACCGAAGAATTCGGTACACGGTGAAGGCTTCTGTCTGCTTGTCCCATGTCTACCATGATTCTTTCCTTTCTTTTGTATGTGGTCCCCGGATGGGGACCGTGTAGGCGGACTGTATAGGTCAGGCGTCCGGACGTCAACCCCCCTCGCGCCACCCGAGATGCTCAGCGGCCTTGAGTACCTGTTCGTCGCTCCACGCCGCAAGATCTGCGGGCTCGGTCAAAACGTGCAAGGCTCTCAGGTCATGGCCCAGCCACTCAAGGGCGCCTTCAATCGTGTCTACTTCATAATCTTCCGCAGAGATTGAGTTCTCAGAGATCTTGTCCACAATCGACAAAAGCTCGCGCTCGGAGCTGACAGACCAAACTCTGCGAGGTCCCCGGTGCGGATATTCGATGATGATCATTGGCTTTCTCCCGTATGTGGTCCCCGGATGGGGACCGTGGATCCGACCTTACGCGCTGCGCGTCCGGACGTCAAGCCCCCCGCGCCACCATGGCGCGGGGGGTGTCCGAGTGTCAGGCCGCAGCGGGCCCCAGCAGTTCATCCAGCGTTCCGATCTTCACTTGGCCGTCAACAATCAACGTCCCCGGCTTGCCCGTCATGATCGCATGAGACACGGCAGCTGTCAGGATCTGGATCACTGCGTCATTTTCCCATCGCGAAAAGGTGAAAATCCGCTGCCCGTCCAATTCCACAACCTGCGCGAGCCCTTTGCCTTTTATAACTTCGATTTTCATCGTCTTTCTCCTGTATGAGCCGGCGGAATGCCGGCATGGGTCGCATCATAGGTGCCTGGTGTCCGGTCGTCAACCCCGCCGCTGATAAATTTTTCGGCATCGGCCCTATCCAAGCCCGATGCCCGCGTTGTCCACGTCCCGTCCACCAGTTCCCGGATTCGCCATGTTTGAACAATGTCGTATCGGCGATTTGGGCGTTGTGCTTTGACGTAGCGCCCAAAGGCCTTGCGAGAACCATCTTCACTGATCAGGGTTTCGGTTGGGTGAGGGGCGACCGCGCTGGGGGCACGCCGTGTCGGTGTTTTCATCTCGATCTCCTTTCTGCTTTCTGAAGAACCCCGCACGGCGAACCCGTGCGGGGCAATTGGTCAGGTCTGATTTTCAGGCTGTTTTGCAATCCATTCCTCATGGCTGGCGTGGTCCGGGCTGAACTGTCCCTTAATGACGGGAACGGCTTTCCCGCCCGGTGAAATGCACATCAACCCGACCCGTTGCGGCGCGAACCCGTGCTCCCAGCAAACCGAACCAAAATCGTCTACCCATGTTTTGGAATCGCTGGACGTTCGGTAAACCTTTACAACAACTGTTTTTGTATCGACCGCACTGCGAATCTTACGGAAGAGCTTGTTCAGGTCGTCCCCGCGAACCCATTCGCCACCGTAAATGCCGCACGTGACCACTAAAAACTCGGTGTTTTCCACTGGAGTTCCTTTCTGCTTTCTGTTTTGACAAAGAACGATTGATCGGAATTTCGACCAACAACCCGATCGTATCACATCGGAGTCCGGACGTCAACCCCCACCGAAAAAAATATTGCCAAGCGCGCCCATGGCAAGAAAACGCAGAAGCTTTCGCAACGCCGTGAATGTCGATTCCTGCTTCGGTGCCCTATAGTAAATGTCTTTCTTCATCGTCATTCCTTTCTGCTGTCTGTGTGTCAATCAGCGCGAGAGGCGCTCACGAACCACGTACCAAGGTATCGCCCGCCATGGCCACTCGTCAAGAGGTGCCAACGCAAGGCCGTGAACACTCAGGGCGGCGGCTTGGTCTCCGCCGTACAGGCGCAGCGTCGCGCTGGTGACGTTCTTTTTCACCGCGACCAGCACATAGCATGGCACGCCCTCTTTCGCGTGTCGTTCAAGCCAGCTAATCTGGTGTGCACTGATCGCGACCTTGTTCCCTTTGGTCACCACTTTCAATTCGACCGCCACGAGTTGCCCGTCCAAGGCAATCAGGCAGTCGGGAATGCCGAGATTCACCCTCGACTCAATGCGAGTGAAAATCGCATCAGGCAGTGAGTCTCGGAGCCGCCGGAACAGGAGAGTTTCATTCCCAGCCATCGTCGCTCACCTGCTCGTCTTCCTGCTCATCCTCAGGCTGTTCCAGCTGCTCCAAAAACATCAGATTCGCCTCGACCTCAGGGCTGTCCGTGATTTCGTCGGGCTCGATGTCAATGATGGAAGGCGAAGCGTTCGTGAACATCAACTTCAACTCGCGAAGCTTGGCCTCGACCTCTTCCTTCGACATGCTGTCGATGGTCCCCACTTTGATTTCCTTGCGGTCCACGTAGATGGTGCCTATTGCCTGACCACGCCGGTACTCGGCCGTGACCGCCGCGCCGTAGGCTCCAGCAGCCAGAGCGGCATCCCGGATGCGCTGCAGGTCGCGCATATGTCTTTCATACGTGGTGCCGTACTGCGCGGCGTACTCGGCACGTAAATCTTGAATCGCGGCCACGACATGCGGCGAGCGTGCCGGGTCAGTCAGCTTGCGGGCCTCTTCCTTCGCGATGTTCTCGGCATAGCCTGCCCTGACGGCGGCCTCACGCATCGATATCTGTCCGTCCTGACTGACGTACTCAAATACGAATTTTCGCTCCCTAGCCGTTAACGGCTTCAGTCCTACCCTGCGAACCTTGGCGGTCAACCGCTGCTCAGTGATGCGGCGAGGCGCTAACTTTTTCGGAAGTACATCCAAAAACTCAGACTCCTTCACGCTGGCCTTCCTCTTGCGCGGCATCAGCAACCCCTCCGACACACCCACTCGTCGTCATTCTCCATGCGCTGCCGGACAGTGAACTTCCTGTCCTGAATCCTACGGGCAAAGGACCGCAAAGC